CCCCTCCATAGTATTTTCGATAAATTACTTGGATTGGAGTTAGCACCCCTGCTGCAGTTATCTCCTTTAGAACATCTTGAACCTCACCACCAACAGCGCCAAGGTTTATTTGAAGGATTTGCTCTGCATCGCCTGTTTCATCTGGCTCTTTGACATCCATAGCAATTGCTGTAAAGGTCACAACTTCGCCGGGGTTTCTTGGGGCATCAGCCTCAAGTCCAAGATCAGCATCAACATAATCCTTAACAAAGCGAAGTTGGCCAGCAGAGAATTCAGGGTGACTCAGCTCAATAGTTCTGTACTCCCTAACACCCTCTGGTGCTGAGGCCAAAAACCTATTCCAAGCTTCTTGATCAACTGCCATTAACTAAAATCCGTTCCATATTGTATATTCTCCCAAGCATCAGGAAGGGTGACATTCAAGAATGTATCAAAGTCAATAAAGAATTGATCATTATACAAGTCATCAGTCAACTCAGCCAGCACCATCAATTGATCAATATCAGCATCCGTATTATATTGCTTCTGAATGGCTATCAGTGTGGCTGAAACTTTCCATCTCTGGCCAATGGGGCTTGGCACATATGGGCCAAGAAAATAGCACTCATGATCAACAACACCCATCCCAACCTTGAGCGGAACTATAAATGATTTTGATCCATAGGCAATTGTCTTTTTGAACCAGCCATCAAACAACTGGAAATCAAATGAGGACAAGTTGAGGGTGATCTTTGCATTCATTGGAACAACATCCGTCAACAACTCAAAGCGGAGTGCGCCAGATTGAACCTTGTTATTTTGGGTGTGCGAATTTTCAACCGGGCTATACCCAGCAAGCAAAATATCGGTGTTAAGTTTAGGCCATTGTTCAGCCACGGATATTTCTCCCCACATCAGCACCCTCTCTCAAGGATTTATAAGTTGAACCTCTTTGAGAGGCAAGGCTTGTATCCACTCTGCTCACTGCAGTATCTTCTGCTGCCTTAATTGCCAAGACAATCTCGCCATCTGACATCCTAGAGCTTTCCACATCAATTGCTGGACCATTGTTGTTAATTGTGATGGAGGGCGCGCTCCCACCCATCCCTGTGCCCCCTGTTGGAACAATCTTGCCACCACTACTGCCCGGCAAGAGGAATTGCCTCCCACCCTGCACAAGTATTTCTGGATTTCCATTCTCATTGACTGGGTGCATTGCGCCAGCAAACACATCACCGCCAGAAACCCTGCCACCGCCTGAGAAAGTGTCTCCAATGGCTAGGCCAGCCACTAAGCCAGCAGATGCATACCCGGATGCTCTAATGACATTGGCTAGAGGAAGCCCAAACGGACCCATGAGGCCAATTGCCTTGGCAGCGCCAACCTCAGTCTCAGCAATAATGGTTGCCACTTGGATAGCTTTCATGGCCAAGAACAATCCTTTGTAAAGGGCATTTTGCTTCTTGCCGCCAGCAGCCAGAACACCAACCAGTTGATCCAGAAAGCTTCCAATCTGTTGAAGGCCCATAATCGCATTTTGCTTTTCAAATGCCAACATGTCTCTGTTGAATTTTTTCCGGCTCTCTCTGATCAAATCCTCTCTAGCTGTCTCACCTTCTTCTGTGGCATCAAGGATTTTCTTGTTGCGTTCTCTTAAGGCGTTGAGAATTGCTTGAGTCTCATTGCCCATATCAGCCATCAACTGCTCTATGCTTCCTGTCACGCCAGCATTTACCTCTATCCCATCAACAGAAGGGGCTTGCTTATCCTCAACAAGACCCCCCGGCAATTTGGCTTCCCGGGCCTTGCGTTCTGCCTCTTCTACAGCATTAATGCGCGCTAGATCAGCATCAAGCTCTTCAGCAGCAGCACCAATCGCTGTTTTCTTCTTCTCAAGGATTTCAGCCACTGCCTTTTTGTGAGCTGCAATGCGCTCCTCATTGGCATTGGCCTCTGCCTCTTTCCTTTTATTATTAGATACAACAAGGCCTTCAATTTCAGTCTTTAAGGCTTTGGCATCATGGGATGCACCAAGGAACTCTTTAGCTGTCCCTCTAAGTGACTCAGCTATGTCATCAAACCCGGTGGCATCAGCAACCTCAGCAACACCAGCTATGAACTTGGCATATGTAAGCTCCATTGTGTCCAAGGCCTTAGACCAAAGAAAGCCAATTGTCTTGGTTAGGATTTCCCAAGAGAATTCAATGTCAGCTCCACCAGATGTAAAGGCCCCTTTGAACTGATCCCAAGCCAGCGATAGCCTTTGGAGCATAATATCCCACTTGGCCTCAAAGGTAGCAGTGAGAACAACCCAACCAGCTTGAACTGTGTTGATTGCCCGCAAGAAATCATTGCCCCACTTAGGGATTTTGTTTGCCATTTCTTGAAAGAACTTAGCAAGAGGGGGAGAAGCCTCAATTTCATCATTGATCTTCTTGATTGCTTGGCCAAAGTTATTCTCAATTGCCTGCATGGCACGTGAAGTTGTCAAAGGGAATTTCTCAAAGCGCTCAACAACCTCATCCTGCTTTGCTAGAAGTGCGTTGAATACATCCTTGGAGAGAAGCTTGCCCTCTCTGGACATTTGGCGAAGCTGGCCAATTGATACACCCATAGAGTCAGCAATGGCATCCATGATGAATGGGGTGTTCTCAACAATGGAGTTAAATTCTTGCGCACGCACAAGACCCTCTGCCATTGCTTGGGAGAACTGGCGAAGGGAGAACTTCATCTCATCAACAGATGAACCACCAACAACACCAAGCTTTTGGACTGTCTCAGTGAGTCTCAAAACTTGGTCATTGCTTGCTCCAATATCTTTGGAGGCAATCTTAAGGCGCTCAAACAACTGGACAGTTGCTTGGAATGATTGGCCAGTGCTATTGGCTGTGCGAATTAGCTCTTGTTGAGACTTTGTAAATTCCTTGGTGGACTTTGTCACATTCTTGATGCGAACATCCAACAGGGTCATTTTCTCAGCTAGGAGAACGGTGCGCCGGGCAGCTTCAAATGATAGAGCAGCAGCAATGGTGCGACCAAGGCGACTGAACAACCTGTTAGTTGAAGACACTGCCTTATTAAGGCCTCTTGTGTCAACATCTATATCATATTGAAGCGTTCCAACTTTAAGTGCCATTCTTCTTTGCCTCTGCCTCTCTCACTCCCTTCCTCAACTCGTTTAAGTCAGCAAGGGTCATTGTACCAGCGCTTGAACCATCAGGGCGAAGTCCGTGTTTTTGGAGATGAGCCAAACGAATAGACTGAAACTGAAACATGCAGAGAGGCCAAAAATCAACAGGTGCCACCCCCATAGCAATAGCAGATTTTTCAAATTCTCTGATTGGAAAGGTGAAACCAGCTCCAGAAACTTCCTTTTCCTGTCCAGTGACTGGAGCTTCATCTTTGAAATTTCACCTATCATAGCATAGCTGAGAAGGTGCTGGGATAGGAGCCAACACTCTTGAAGGCCATAGCCTGCAATTATGTTTTCTGCAATATCCTTCTTTTCCTCTTCAGCCTCAATGCTCTTTCCATTTTCAGACCTAAGTGCGCAGACAACCACAGATTTGATTTGGTCTGGGTCACAATCGCCAGAATTCAAATTGGTAAAGATTGCAGCCGGGTCCATCCCAGCCATCTCCTTTAGCTCTACAAGAAATCTGAAGTCAACTTTGCAGAGGTAGACATCTTTGCCTACCTCAACAGTCTCTTCTCCTTCATACTTATTTGCCATGGCAATTAAGTCTGTGTGAAGGTGATGGCGCTCTCATTTTGCAGAGCAGCTGAGAATTCAACAATGCCATTCTGCTCTGATGTCTTACCAAAGCTGGTGATCAAGAAGGTTCCTTCATAGGTTTCTTCTGAGTCAGCCAAGCGCATTAGAGCGGATGGGGTTGAGCTGTTGGCAATCGCACTGAAAGCTTTATAGCCCATTGTGTCAACATCATCACGAGTGTCAGCCTTACCAGAGCCATTGAGAGTGACAGTTGAATAGCCATTGTAACAGGCTTCTGTCTCATTGCCCGGGGTGGACTGGCTTGTGACATCAGTAATTGGGTTGTCACGGTTAAACTCTTTTGTGGAAATGCCACCAACATCCTTCCATGTTGAGCCAGCGTCATCGCTGATCTGCAATAGGAGGGTGCGGCCTTGGATGTTATTTGCAGTCATTTTTAGTCTCCATTCTAGCTAAAATCTGTTCCATATTGTATATTCTCCCAAGCATCGGGAAGGGTAGTGTTGGCAAAAAACTCAAGTGCAACATACCACTGGTCAACATAGTATAAGTCGGTTGTGTTGATTAGAGAAACTGAATATTCCACAATGCCATTCTGGTCAGTGGTCTTTCCAAAGCTGGTGATGAGAAAATAGCCCTCAAAGGTTTCTCCTGCATCATCCATGCCATCAGTCATTCGGAAATAATCTTGTGGAGGGCTTGAATTTGCCACCAATGATAAAGCCTTGTAATCATCTAGGCCAACACCAGAGCGCTTATCCACCTTGCCAGAGAAGGTTGCAGAGGCAGACATGTATCCATGATCACAGGCCTCTGTCTCATTGCCCGGGGTAGATTGGCTTGTGGTATCAGAAATTGCCCTTTCCCGGACAAACTCTTTTGATGCAATGCCGCCAATGTCATTCCAATTGTTGCCCCCATTAAGAGTTGTCTGGAACTTGAATTCTCTTCCCTGCCTATTGTTCTGGGTCATGCTGGGTTCCTGAATGTATAGAAGTTCATTGTGTACACATAGCGCTTGTGCTCATCCATACCAAGGCTGGCAACATTGCCCTTTGGGTGGAAGCCTAGATATGTTGTGCCATTAATCACCTCACCATCCCGGTCCTTGTTGTTGAGGTATTCAAAGATGGTGCGAATGGTTGTATAGACATCCATGGCGTCACCCTCTCGCTCCCCTCGACACATCACCTGAAAGTTTGGTTGCTCATAAGAGAGGGATGGAATAGCATCCATGCCACCAGAGCTTCCAATCATGGTTTGAACATCAAGATCATCAGGCCCAAATGCTGGGTGGAAGAGGTTTGTGCCAAGAGTGCCAAGGCCAGCCGCAACCAATAGATCAGCAATGTCTTGTGTGACTGAATTCATCATCGTCTTGCATACCTCTTAACAACCTTAATAAACTTGTCCAAATTTCTCTCAACCCCCTTCTCAAGGAATTTGCTTTCTGAAGTTGGCTTTGTCCAATTTGTATCATCAGGCATCTCATGGACAATGGCAGCATATTTTTGAGTGAAGCCAATGCGCCCAACAATCTTATTTCTAGCCTTTCTGGCTGCAGTGAACATAGAGCCAATCAAAAAGCCATCTCGCCTTGGGGTGATTTCCTCAACATCTTCTTGGAGTGCTATCAACCCAAATGTCATGCCCTTCTCCAAGTCGCCTTCAATCTTGTTCAACTCTTTCTTGAGCCTCCGCTTAAATTTCTTTTGCCCAACTTGTTTGACTTTGAGTGTCATGCCCTTGGCCATTAGACATAGACCATAAACATATCTGACATTGTCTCATTAGTCACACGGAATATCACACTCTTGGCCTTGGTGGACTGAGGCTCTGGTGCGGCTTGGCCTTCATAATCACCAACAGCAATCATGGCATCAATAGGGATGTCAACTCTTGAATAAATAGCGTTTGTGGTAAGCTGCTTGCTCCCATCAGGCCCAATCACTTCTTTGACCTTGGTGGCAACCCTCGCTGCAACCTTTACGCCAACAGCCCAGACCTTGCCGCCAGAGCCATTAAGAGCGCCGGGCAACCAATAGGTGATTGTTTGTGGGGTTTTGAATGAACTCATGATTGTGCAAAAAGTGCCTTCGCCTCCCTGATTGTGGCCTCTTCAAGACAGCCATTGGAAATTTGATTGGCCATTTGGCCATACTGAGTGGACATAACACCAGAGCCAGCAGTGAATGATTGGAAGGTGTTTTCAGCCCCTTCAAACTTCTCTTTGACAAGCCCTCTTGCCTCTGGTGAGGCAACAGTTGCCAAGTGGGCAGAATACCAACGAGAAATTTCCTTGAGCAGAGGATCAGAAAAATCTGAACCACAACCAGCTGCAATCCTATCCACTACCAAATCGGCTGCGGTGATAAAAGCATCAAGTGAGAGAGATGCATCCAAATTAGGAGCAACCTCTCTCACTTCTGCATCAGTTACCCGGGCCAACTACTTGGCCTTGGGTGTAAGCTTTTTGATCTCAGCTTGAGCTGCCTTTAGCTCTTTATCAAGCGCCTCATTGGCCTTGGCCAAATCCTCATTTGATGTAGCAAAGTCAGCGTTGGCTTCTTTGGCTGCTGACAATTGCTCTTTAGCTTCTGAAAGCTGCTCTTTGGTTTTATCCAAAGAGGCAGCAAGCTTCTGAACCTCTTCTGAATTAGGAGTTGACGCATTGGCCTTCTCCCACTCAGCAAGCGGTGTGACTTTACCAGCCAAGGAACGTGCGCCAGCATCAGTTAGCTCAACAGTAGAGCCAATTTTGCGCTCTTCTGAGTTCTTACCGCCAGTGTGAATTCCACCATGCGTGACGCGATACTTCTGTGTTTTCTCTTTAGCCATTAGTCAGTTCCTTTCTATGGGCGTGTGCCATGAACAATACCAGTTTTGCCATTGCGATCTTCTTTGATGATTGGCACCATACTATTGTATGTGAAGAATGCTTGATCATCAACATCAGATGTCCGGCGAACTGGGACTGTGGTTGTGCGGGCTGCAACGGCAAGCTCAATTGTTGCATCAGACATTTCAACCAATAGAACTTCAATATCACGGAGCTTATCCGCATATTTAACTTCTTTGATCTCAGCAATATCTTCAATGCGTTGCTTGAGCGTCTTGTCACCTTTTTGAAGGGTGTAATCAGCCTGCATGTTTGTCCAGATGGCTTTACCAACATAAAGGATCATTGAATTTGCATCAGAAACAGAAGCTTCACGGAATGCCAAGCTCACCATCTCTAGTGTCTCATCAACAATCTTCTCACGGTTGGTTGCCAAGTCTGTCCAGTCACTGATAGCTAGTGTCTGACGGAAAGAGGTTGTAGTGTAACCTTTGATTTCCGCTTTAACGCCATTGATATCAACAACAATGTCTGAGTTACCATTGAACAGCATGTTCTCAGTAGCTTCATTCACTTGACGAACTGACTCAGTCATCCCGGTTGATTGCTTATAAGGGAAGCCAATCTGACGGAATGGGATGCGCCAACCACTATGGTTAATAGGGAGTGGAACATACTTCAAGAGGAAGTCAATCTGGTTGTTATCACCAGCGACAGGGTTCATAGATGTCTTAGCAGCGCGGAACTCATCAATTGATTCACGGCCAACCAAAGTTGTGCCAATGCTCTCTGAGCTTGTAAGCCCAGCAGCAAACAGATCCTTGATGCCGTTCAAGTTCAAGCGGCGAACAGTCACCAACTTTTCCATGATGCGGCGATGATCTTCATGGCGCAATGTGCCATCCGCATTAACAATGCGTTTGCCATCAGGGCTGTCCATCAATGCGTTATTCCACGCAACATCTTCATTCATCACCTTGTTTGCAATAGATGCATATTCAGGTGAGTGGATATCAGTAATAATTGCGGTCATACTATGCTACCTCCACGATTAGGCGAACAGCAGTGCCGCCACCAGAGTTGTCAACATCTTCAGCTGCATAAGCCACAACCACTTCATCAAGCGGAGCGCCAAGAGCTGTATCTGTCACTTTGACCAATGTGCCATCACCATTTGAGGCAAGGCCATCGCCTTTTACAATTGCAGGGGCTGCAGCAGGAATGAGTGCATAGATTTCATCACCAGCACGGCCAAACCAAAAGCGGGTTGTCTCGCCAGCAACGTATGCATCATCAATGCCAGAAGCATCAGCAACATTTTCAAGCGCAAAGATTTTCTGCGCACGGCCATTTGAAGAGGAATGAACAGCAACACCAGTCGCTGTGCGTTCAATCAAGTGACCCGGTGTAATAGCAGCATCACTAAGAGCCTCTTTTACACCTTTGCTGCTCAAGCGCTCATCATAAGCGGAAAGCAGGATTGTATTTGGTGAACCAGCCATGTTACTTGTCCTCCTTGTTTGCGTTTGCTTCAAAAGAGTCAGCACCATAACCGCCAGCAGGTGCATCATCACCATTGGTGTTTGTTACGCCAGAACCGCCTTGGCCAGAGTAGTTAGCTGGACGGAATTGATTTTGAAGCTTGGTCAACACACCTTCAGACATGCCTTCAAGCTCATCTTCAGTCATGGTTGAGTTTTTGACAATATCTGCTTTGATTTCACCAATTCGGGTGTCCTCATTCGCCAATAGGCTTTCCAGCTTATCGGAGTTGGCAAGCAGCTTGTCAATTTTAGCTTGGTCAGCTTCAGAGTTGGCTGTGAAGCCATTCTCTTTCAGCAAAGCTTGTGCATTCGCAATGGCATCTTCATTGGACACCGTTGGTGCAGCACCTGCCTCTTGACCACTTGAAGCGGCTGCAGCTTTCACTGCTTTATCTTCTTTGGGCATTTCATTCTCCATATTATTGGTGTTTTGTTCACCAACGGGTTCAAAGGTGATCTTTTTGACCACCTCAACTTCATCGCCAAGCAGTGTGACAACGTCATTACTGTCAATGGCATATCCACGCTTGAAGAGCTTCCTCTTCTCACCACGAATTCTCTTTTCATAAATAAATTGCTTGGAGTCAGGAAAGATTTCATCTGGCCAAGCATAAACGTGACAATCATCAGAGCGTGCTGGTGTGATTAGCTCACGCAGCTTCTGATATAATTGGGTTGTGGTCAGCTCGTTGATTTGAACAATATCAATTGTGTCCTCATCATCTTGCCCCTCATTAAATTTCAGTGCAGTGCCTACATGGTCACCAGCAGCTTTCTCATTAAGGAGGATTGCCACATGATCAAACTTGAAGTCAGCCCCCTCCCAAGTGTAATCTTTTCCATCAGCAGCAGTGCCATTGGCAGCTCTCTGCTTTAAGGTCAGCCCGGTGCTCACGCCAACCTTCTTCTTGTTCTTGATCCGCTTGATAAGCTCTTTGCCATCTTTGGACTTATTGGCCACCTCGGCGTCAACCCATAGCTCATTGGTGACAACTTCTCCCTCCTTAGTGGGGTTGCGAACAACTGCACCAAAGTTCTGGGCATTGACAGCGAGAGGGTGGAAGGCAGAGACATTCTGCCCTGCAACGGTTGGGTGCTTGTTAGGGGCTGGAAGCATATCAAGCTGATTGTAAGATTTTTCAACCTCAGCATCAGAATAGAAGCCCCCATTCATAACGGTATTTCCGACAATGGGCACCATTGTAGTGACTATGTGCTCACGGTTGTTGAGCATCTCAGTCCTATAGTGGCCATCAGTCGTTGAATTAATCGCAATTTTCATATTTCACCTATTTCATGAACAATATTACTGTGACCAAAAACAAAAGAGAAATTATTTTTATGATCCAGTTACTTTTTGGCCAATCACAGGGATCAAAGCGCACCTGCAATTTGGCTCACCAATAAGGGAGAATGCAGTGCCAGCATTGTAGACAAGGCCATCCCTCGCTAAGTGTTCTGGGCGCACTGCCCCATCATCTGAGTCAGCCCACTTGTAATTTACTACCTCATTGAACCTTCTCCCTGTCTCAATCCCTTCATTGATCACACCAACATTGTATGATCTCACAGTTTCAGTCCGGGACAATAACCTTGACCTTGTCCGGCCAATCTTGTTCACCCGGTCATTGATATTGCGGGCAACTTCAGCCATCCCAAGCCCCTGCTCAACCCCTTCATACAGCACTCTGGAAATCTGTTGGCTCATGGCATCAGTGATGCCCTTAAGTTGCGCAAAGTCTCTGGTGTACAGCGTTTGAATGGCATCAAGGTGGATTGGAACACCAATAAAGGCGCTGCCCCCTCCAATGCCTGCACCAAGATGCATCTTGGCTGTCCCATTGATGTCTGCTGGCTTGATATCCTCTAGGAGCTTGCCTAGTGATGTGGGTGCTTTCCTCAGTTGAGCTTTTGCTCTTTCCATCCCAGAGATGTATGCCCGGTCAATATATTTGTTCTGCCAAAAGTCAGTTGAGGCAGTCACAATATTCTTATTGTCCAAAATCTTCTGATCAATCTGCCCTTGAAGCCAGAGCATGAACTCAACAACAGCCTTGGGGTTGTCCTTGAACTGGAATGCACTCTCATTGAACACAAAGCCACCAGCATCACCAAGAAGGAGCGCTTTGTTGATAGCCCGGGACAAATCTCTGTACCGCTTATCAACTTCACGCCGCCACTGCTTCTGGATGGTCAGTGTCTTGGTTGGATTATGGGTTCCAGCCAATTACTCAGCCCCCTCAGCAGCCATCCTTGCAGCTTCCTCTTCCATCTCTGCGTCATCATCTAGCGCAGCAGTGTCAGGCTTATACTCCATCCCAAGAATGTCCTCAATGGCTTGCTCTGCGGTAACTTCATCAGCCAATCCACCAACAGGCCCAAGGGCATTAGAAGTCAAAGCGAGGGCTTGAGCTTTCTTAACAGCAATATCAGCTTCTTCAGCCTCAGTGGAAGCAGAAACCTCTGGCCAATCAACCTCTCCCTCAAGAAAGACATCATCCAGCATCTTAGCATTGGCTAGGATTTCAAGACCACGCCAGAGCCACCCTTCACAATCACTCTCTCTGCGCTCAGTAATGCGCTCTGCATAGCTGGCCTTGTCCTCAGCACCAGATAGTTGGCCAACGCCAATTCCCAGAAGCACCCGGATTGGGATGCCAGCAGCACCAGCCAAAAGGCGAATGATTGTGTTGAAGCTTCCCTCTGGGTCAGCATGAGTGACTTGGAGCATGTTAGCTTTAAGCCCGGACAGCTTCAATATGTCTGTCCAGTTATTTTGGAACTTATCAGCCTCTGTCTTGAGCGCTGCCTTTGTCTCATCATCCATCTTGACAGCAAATTTGGGGTCTGACTCAAGCGCCAGCTTCTGTCTGGCATTCCTAAAGTAAGCTTCAGCCGATCCACCAACAACCTTGTTCAAATCAACAAGACGGTTGAGCAAGTTCTCCAATGTTGGCATGCCCTCAACATCACTGTCAAGCGCTCCCTCAGCCATATGGATAATCCTTGTCCAGTGAACTTGGACAGCACCACGCACATCTGTTTGCTCCTTCTCTCCACGAGAAATCACCTGCAAGTTGTACATTGTAGGAAGCCCAAAGCGCTGAGATGTTGGCTCAGTGTCCCAAGCAGTGATGGTGATGCCATCCTCAGAGTAAGGGGCAAAAGAAACCCTCTCCAATTGATCAGGGGAGGATGTCGCAAGCGGTTGGTGAGGGTCCATGCCATCAGGCACCATCACATAGAGAACAGAGAAGCGCCCAATGCGGTTAAGGATGTCAGCACGCTCTAATTTTTGAAAGAACTTAATCTTTTTGAGAATGCGCATCTGATCTTCAATCAACTCTTTGTTATCCTTGTCCACAATCCTAATATCACCACGCCAACAGGACTTGGCTGGGAGGTCAATGATCAGCTTGGCCACATCACCAAAGCGGTATGCCCTGAAATAATCCAAGAAGGTCCGGCTTGTGCTATAGCCAAAGATGTCATTGATATCACGCATGCCACCCATGGAAACTCCCCACCCAAAAGACTGGAAGAACTTTGACCGGGATGTGAACAAATCCTCATTAGTGGAAATGTGTATGTTGGTAAAGGGAATTTTCATGGTTGCTTCCTATGCGCTCAATTGAGCAGTTATTTCTTTCAAGGTGTTTGATCCAACAAGGCTGCTCTTGATCAAGTGCACTTGAAATGTAAGCCCAATGGTGGCACTCCCTGCTATTGTTTTTGCTTGAAATAAAACATCAGTAAGTTCTGGAAGAAATGCTGCATCAGTCTGTTCAATTCCTGTCTCAAGAAGCTTGTAATTTCTTCCTCTTATGAATGGGCCAACTGTGCCATCAAGAGGTGACTCTCTTACAAGAGAGAACAAGTCAACTTCCTTGCCAGAGCCAGTTGTGCCATTGAGATAAATCCCGACACCAACAAAGCCTCTTGGGACTGTAAAGTGAGACATGTGAGTGATACCAGCACCAGCCTCAACAAATGATTGGACTGTCAAGGATGTAGCTGCTTGGATTGTTATGTCACCAACATTTGGCACCTTTGGGTCACCTCCAGCTTGAGATGGGCCAACAACTTTGACCCTCCAAACTCGCAACCATACTTCAGTTGTTGTGATGGTTGCCTCCCCATCAAGAGAATAAGTTGCCTCTTGATACCATCCATCATCATCAATGCCAAACAAAGTAATTGAGTGGGCACCTGTCCCGCCAACTTTGTCAATTGTGGGTGATGCCCTTACAATGTCCATTGTCTCACCAGAGCCAATTCCACCCAAATACTCCAAGGAAGCATCCGGGTGATCCCAAACATCTTTCAAACTTGTTGACAAATCATCTCTGTGAGAGAATTTATTCACAATTGCTTGATCTGGAGCCACTCCAGAGGCAAGGCTTGAAAGGCCTCCAACAATTCCACCATATGTCATATTTCTTCTCCTGTTTACCAAGTGCCAATATGTACAGCACCTTGGATCATGTCTTGTATTGCATAGAGCGTTGGGTCAACTTGGTCATCATGATCATGGCTGTCATCGCTACTAAATTTATTGAACTCATCAAGATAGTCAATCACAAAAGGAGCTTTCTCAGGGAGATAGACCCGGCTGGACTGAATAAATGGTGAGCCATCCATTGCTCTTGAGAGCTTATCTCCTATTGGCTCAATCGGCAACACTGGAATTTTAAGCTCTTTTTCTAAGTCTTGAATGAGGCCCGTTCCACTCACCTTGTCCTCAACCTTCATATATCGAAGCTTGGAGAATGTAGCAGAGGGGTTGTGCCACTTCTCAACAAAGTTAATGGCATTTCGTCTAAGGTCCGGGGCTTTCCACTTGCCTCTGATCTGATCAATCAAATAGATGCACCCATCAAGCTTGCCCCACAACTGGAATACAGAATAGTCATTATGCTCTTTGATCTTTTGGGCAGTATCAGCATAGATGGCTGTCCACTCAAAGGCAGGGAGGGCATCACTGTTGTAATACTTCCACCAAGCCTCCTCAAAGATGATGTCGCCAACAGGTTGAGGCCTTTGGGCATATTGTGCCCAGTATGTATATGGGTGCGCCTCTTTGAGCTGCTCAATGTCCTCAGCATTATGCTTGAACTCCCACAATGGGCCATCCTCTAGCTTATGGGGAATGGGAATGCCATGGGTGAACTCTCTAGGATAAGCCTCATCTTGTTCAATCTCAACAGGCAATAGAAGGTGGTGCCAATCATCCTTTGAGCCACCCTTGAGCAAATACCCACTAAGGTCAGCATCATGGACCCTCTGCATGATCACTATGAGTGGTGTCTTTCTAGGGAGCGCAAGGCGAGAGAGGATTGTGCCATTGAAGTTGTCGTTGATCTTTTCCCTCTTGAGCTGTGACCGGGCATCATCTGGCTTGACTGGATCATCAATGATCAATGCGCCATCAAAGTCTGTGCTCTCTTCATCCATTAGGCCAGCACGAAAACCAGTCACCTGACCACCTGCTGATTTGGAGTACATGCCTCCAGAGAAGTTATTGAACCACATCCCCTTAGAGTTGGCATCATCACGCATGGTCATAGGCCACAAGGCTTGATACTCAGGTGAGCCAATTATGCGCTTGACCTCAGAGGAATTGTACAAGGCCAGATCATTAGAATAGCTGAGATGGAGAAAGCGAGAGCGATTGTATTTGGCCATCATCCTAGCCACCCAAGTATGGACCACCATCAATGTCTTGGTGTATCCGGGTGGCACATTAATGACAAGGCGCTTGATCTCGCCTGTCTCAACCCTCCGCAGGGTGTCTGCTATAAGGGAGTGGTGTTCATTCACAATGAACTTCTGGTTCATGAGGTTCTTGAATACATAGCGAGTGAAGGCAATATGGTCATTCTCACATTTGTGCTTTAGCATCCGCTTAGTGTTCATGGACAATTCATCATCCATTAGTAATTCTCCCCAAACCACTTATCAAACAACTCTATCTCTTCTCTGCACAATGGAGTGACCACCGCTATGCCCATAGCCCCACCCATATTGATGTCTTGGCTCTTAAGCTGGGGGTGAATGTACTTGATCAACTCAAGTGCATTCCTATTCCTCAAGTCAATTGGCGTCCATGAGTCTCCAAGGCTCTTAACAGCCATGGCCATGAACTCTTCAAACTCAGCAGGGTCAAAGGCCATGCCTTTCTCAGCTCTCTGCTGCCACTGCTTCACACGGCCATTGATTACCTTTAAGAATGGGTGATTGATCTTTAGCTCTTTTCCCATGGCCACATCAACAGCAAACTTGAGAGGGTCAAATCCTAATTCATCAAGCGCCTCACTCGCTGCCATCCGATCTTTAGCAGCTAAAGTGGCCTTGTGCTTTAACACTCCAGCCTTACGGTTCTTGTCAGCCTCAATCTGGCTGGCTGTTCTATTCTTCTTGCCCTTGGGCCTCCCAACCTTCCTGCCTGTCTTGCTTGGCGGCTTTTTAATTTCTCTTTTGGGGGCTGATCTGATGACACCCGCTTTATCTTGATGGCTCTCTGTGCCCGGAACGCCTGATGCTGTTTTCTTGCTGGCCATTTTTGTCCATTCAATTTGAGTTTTTGTGAGTGCTCAGATTTTATCTGCCGCAGCATCAATCGTCAAGCCAGATGTGTGCACCCCCAATTCACACCAATAAACCCAAGACCGGGTTCAGACCGGCTTAGACCGGGTTTAACCACTCAAACCCGGTCTGTATTTTACTCAACAAAAACAAGTAGTTGCAAGCCATTTTCCAAAATCTCACCGGGTAGACCGGGTTTTCATGGCAAACCTTTTCTCTCCCCCTATATTACCCCCTATATTTACCCTCCCCTATTTACATACTATATACACTTTCCTTAAAAAACCCGGTCTACCCGGTCTACCCGGTGAAGCCCTTGAAATCACACAACTATTTTTTCACACAAACCCGGTGACAACCCGGTCTGAACCCGGTCCCACTCTCCCTTGACATAATATAATTACTCATCTACAACCCAAAACAGACCCTTTATTACACATTTTCCAAAATCCATAACTTTTAATCTTGTAATATAATTACTCATATCACCTCAAATAAGTAACATTTGAACTATCTCGCATTTTCACCATTTTTGACCAACAAAGTTCTTGCCCTCTGGTCAATAATAAGCGATAACAAATTAACAAAAGCAAATAAAGGAATTAAAGAGATGCTAACCCCTGATCAAGAACTCACAATTGAAAATAAAGTGGTGGAACTCCTAATCATTAAGGATTACCAGTGGGAACCTACAACCACAATTGACAGCCTTATGGAAGATTTTGAAAACTTCCTTGGGTGCTGGATAAAGGACTTTGAGTGGGACTTTGTTGTTGAGTGCCTGATGCCATATTTTGAAGAAGCAAAAGACGCACTCAGTGAGTGGGCTTATTGGGAGAAAGTGAATGCCTAAGAAAATCACAAGAGAAGAGTGGCTGAACCGTCTAGCCAACCACATGAAGAAATCCCTCTTTAAGAAGGAGGCCAATGTTGATGTCCCGGCTGACATCGCAATCAGTTGCGGCTTCACTTCCTCTGGAGGAAGAGGCGCAGCCATTGGTGAGTGTTGGTATAAGGAAGCCAGTGAGGCCAAGCGCCCAGAGATATTCATCAAGCCTAACCAAGCAGAGCCAATGCGCGTTGCGGGCATCCTAGCCCATGAGATGATCCACGCCACTCTAGGCTCTGGCTTTGGTCACGGCAAAGAGTTCAAGAAAATAGCTCTAGCAATCGGCTTAGAAGGTAAGATGACAGCAACCACTGAGGGAGAGAAGTTCAAGAGCATCCTCACCAAAATCCTCAAGCGCATGCCCCCTTATCCACACAAGAGCCTTAATGCAGGTGGGCAGGGAAGCCCTAAGAAGAAGCAGCCATGGAAAGCCAGTGTCAACCTTCGCTGCCCTGTTGATGACTATTATATCAAGACCACCCTAGAGTGTTTCAACATGGCGCGTCCTGCCTGCCCATGCTGTGGTGGCAAGATGCTAACAAAAGATGAGAGAGGATAAGATCATGCAAAACAATCACAGATACATATTGGATGTTGTTTTCAAGCCCTATAAAGAAGAGGCTATTGATGAAGCCTTCAAAGGGAGAGTTGTTGAGCACATATTGCTCCAAGAAGAGGGCAAGCTTGGGATATATTTTGATGATGGGACAGCCATTGTTATAAAGCATGCTAACCACAACACCTATGATCACCACCACTTCAACAAGATGCAAGAGCTTCGTGACCTTAGTGATGATGAGCGAGATGATTTTGGGCTAATCAGCGCAGAAGAGCTTAAGCTTCGCAAGGATGCAGCCAAAAAAGAGTGGTATGAAAGTCACGCTAGAAGCCATAGCTATAGCATCAAACACATGATTGACAATCACAGAGAGGGCTGGGTGCAAGAGCAAATAGCCAAGTGGACAAAGGAGAAATCTGATGTTTGCATCCCTGAATTTGACAAATCAGCAGAGGTCTTTGGCGCAAGAATTGAGACAAGATCAGTGGCCAGAATTGCGGCGCGGTTCTTGAAAAAGGAAGCTGATGAGGTGTTGAAGCTTGAAGTGCAATTGGCATCCCTTAGAGAGCTTATGTCCCACTTGGAAATTGGTCACCAGATATCTATTGTTGCCCTCACAGAATTGTGGAAGCTCCTTGGTGTTGATAATCAGACCATGGCGGTGATTGGCTTAAAAGAGCTATTGGAGACAAGTCATGACAATGATTAAAGCATCACTGGTGACAATTGATATAGCCTATGAAGATGGCCAATCAGTTAATGACTTAAGGTGTGCAGATGCCAGTGTGTCTGCTTGTGGGTCAATTGAGATTTCCTCTATCCCAATGGCAAAACAGCTGGCAGTGCGCCACCAAGAAGTGCCTCATGAAATCACTGTTAAGATTGACAGTGAGCCACAGGTCATTCTCTTCCCTCACAAGTCAGAGGTGTCATCTGAGGGTGGTCTTGATGGGATAGATCACATCTATAGATTTTGGGCAAGGACTGACAGTGATTTTGCTGGCATCAATCTGATTGAAGAAGAGCCTAAGATGGCATGGAAGGAAATCACCACAGCCTCTGCTGTATTGAACCTTCACAACATGCCTCTTGAGCTAGGGAAAGCCCTCCACAAGTACAATGCCCTGCGTGAGCGCCATGACTATTGGGAGGCTGACAGGCTTGCTAGGTTGATGAGGCGCTTTGACCGCTTATATCTTGGCCTCAGTCGAATTTCATCCAGATCAATCCACCGCCTTGCGCAAAATTGTGATGCCAAAATCTGCATGGGCTATGTTAAGGAGCGCAATTGGGATTTGATGCATCTATTCTATTGGAATGGAAGCCCAGAATTGACAGAGAAAATCCTTATGCTTGCATGGAAGAAGGGAATTAAAAAGTGAGATCATATTGGAAACACACAATCTCTGAGCTCAAGTGGATATTCAAGGAATTGAAGCACAGAAGAGCAACCAAGAAAGCCCGGGAAGAGATGAAAATTGCTGCTGTAAGGGCAATGAAGCGCATGCAGGCTAATGACTTGGCCAAGGCATGGAAGGCAACAGACCGGGCATTTGCTGATGCCATGATTGAGATGGAACAAGCATTTAGAAAGGCGGGGCAACCCCTTGCCTCTGGTGAGTATCTAATTAAGAATAGGGATGGCCTTTGCCCTCCACCAAAAGAGGTGTTGAACAACTTGAATAAGCCATCAACAATTACCCCAGAGCAACGCGAAGCCATAAGGCGAACTATAAACAACATTAAAATCAAAAACGGAACTAAGAAAGGAACTAAAATGACTACTGGAACAATCAATCTAAATGTAAGTGCGGAGGCTGTGAAGCCAAAGCCCCTTAGTGAGACAGCAATTGAAGATTTGTCTTTTCCAATTATGGCAAAAGCAGAAGATGGCGCAATTGTGCTGTTTGATGGCGCAAAGAGTGGGTGGAGAATTGCCAACTCAGATGCAGGAATGGACCCTCTTGGGAAATACAGTGACAACTTTATTGAGATAAACCATGGCTACTGGGACTATTGCTGGTCAATTGAAGGCGCCATGGAAGGTGTGTTAACAGCCATCAATAATGAAAAGAACCCTCTCCCGATGGACACAGCAGTTGACGCACTGTCAAATCTATTTGCTGTACAGGTTAAGGCTAAAACTTCTGAAGAGACACCTAAAGAGGCAACTCCAACCTTTGACCCAACAAAGCCTGTTCAAACCAGAGCGGGAATTGCAGCAAGGATAATCACAACTTATAAGGCTGGTGGGCATTATCCAATTGTGGCAGTAGTCATGTATGGTGATGGTGATGAAGATATCCGCACCTATACATCTGAGGGCAAATACTTGGAAGCGGATGTTGGTGAGAAGCCAACAGACTTGATCAACACCCCACCAGAGAAAACAACCATTTGGTTGAATGTGTATAAGGCTTTTTGCTATCGCCACCCAACAAAGGCTTTGGCTGATGCAGCTCTTGGGCATAATCGCCTTGCCTGCATTGAGGTGGAATACACTGATGGAGAGGGCTTGGACAATGTTGAGTAAATTGAAAGCCTTTTATCAGCGCAACCAAGACAAGTTTAAACACGCCATTGGCGGTACAATCGCCATGGCACTGGTCTTGATCCTCCCTGATGGTTGGGATGGCCTAGCAGCCTCCCTATTGGTGGCATACATCCGGGAATACACCCAAAACGGTGATGAACCTAATCCTATCAAGTGGAAGCCGGACAGCCAAATTGACTTCCCTGCCACCTTCATCATTGCATTCATCTTTGTCACTCTGGCTAAGAACTTTCATTGGTTTGGGTTGTGATGCAAAGAGAAAGCAATTCAACTTTTGGCCATGTGTGTAATGGAGGCGGGGCTTCAATCAACAATAGCCCTGTCAACTTAACTATTAACATCTATGTTGGCGATGCAAAGCCAACGCTGATTGACACCATAAAACAAGCAATAGGAGGCTTAATTGGAAAAGAGACTAGAAACATTGAAATCCCTGCGGAACTTTCTGAGCACAACATTCAGAGGCACATCAGTGGGGCCATACAAAATAAATGATTTCATTGAGGCTCTTGATGACACTATCATCTGGGAGCGTCTGCAATCTGGCGAAAAGGTGGACATCTCTGATATTCCTCAAAGGGCGATAGACCAGATGACACCAGAAATGCTCTCGCCATGAGCAAGGATCATAACAAGCACAGGCTCCTTCTCAAAGGGGTCAATGACCTTGATATTGACATGGTTCATGTAGTGGATGTACAACTGGCCACTGACATAACAAGCGGTGGCCATTATCTTGAATTCTACATGGATGATGGATCAATCAAGCTTTGGACTTCCTATCTTGTTGGGCGCAACCCGGACACTCTGGAGGCCTATGCCAAAGCGCAAAATGCAATTCTCCCTGACATTGTCCGTCAATCTATCCAACTCAATCGACAATGGGAGCTAGTGAAAACAAGGATTGTTGTTGCAGCCAAGAGAGATATGAAGCGCATCAAGGATTTAAAGGCTGAGGACTTGTTTGTGATGGGCATTGTCTTTTGTTGGCTTGCTGCTATCCTTGATGGAATGGTAAATAAATAGAAAGGAATGAAAGTGATTAAGTGGATCAAAAAGCTCTTTCAGATTGTGAGAGAGTATGACAGAGACAACAAACAGACAAATGGCCGAATTGATATTGTTCGCCGCTCTATGGCCCAAGCTAAAGGCTATATAAAGGAGAGGACAGACCTTCACATTGATTTGCGCAGGAAAGCACCATCCCAAATAATCATGGTTGGGCGCTATAAGAACCATGATTATGTAAAGGTGTTCAATGTCCAAGAGGAAGATTTATCTGACTTAATAGGCATTGTTAGGCAGATGGAACAATATGGCACCACTCGCAGCGTTGATGCACATCCTGATGTTTCAGCCTCCTTCAAGCGTGAAGTCAATTGGTAAACAAATAACCCGCATGATGTGACTCATGCGGGTTATTCTGTGGGTAGTTTTAGTGTTTTCAACATAAAGGAGTCACCATGCCAAGTAACTATTAAGAGAGTGTGAAGCCCTTTGTTGAAAGGCAAGAACTAAATTGGCTCCGCATCCTTAAGGGGATTTCCACCCGGCTCTTTCTCTGCAGACCACTTCTCATATTCATTGGCCAAGAAGGTGCTCTCAGCACTCCCATACATCTCATGCCGCCTTAGTGACCACAATCTAACATAGCCATCAGTGTTCAACTTCACCCTTCCAACCTTCTGACAGCCCATCTTAGCTAATGCCCGGGCAACAATTGTCTCACTCACCCGGCCAAGCCTGTGTGGCAAGCACCCCATCAAGTGCCTTGTTGCGAGTAAGTCCCCATGGAAAGGCCAAGCGCTGTCCTCAATGCCATCTCTGATCCACTGTTCCAGAGGCATTAAGCTCTCACCAATGAGAACCTTCTTGCCCTCTGTCATTGGGGCATGCCCTTTTGCTTTGAAGTTGGATATATCTCTATCCTCTAGGAACTTTCTCACCTTGCCAGCATTCTTCTCAAGCCAACCAAATAGCTCTTCATAATACTGCGCATCTTTTGGGACAGCACTGGAGAATAGCACCCCATAGCGCCTGTCATCATCATCCAAGATGATTGCATCCTTATAGTTGGTGAATAGGAATAGGTTGAAGCAGTTTGGTTGCTCGTATGCTGGCTTGTACATGTCTCTGATGACAGCAATGTCCTGTGTGATCATAGGCTTGAGCTTATTCATCAATTCTAGTCTGCCTCTGGCCATCATCTCTTCAACAACAACCAGTTGGCAAGACTTCTGCCATCCTGTGTATGGTTCATGAATGGCCTCATTGGATGGATTGGAAACATTCTTCTTTCCCAGCACCAACCGCATGGCTTCACCAAAGAAGCTCTTTCCAGTTCCTTGGACCCCTTGGATCAAGAGTGCCCAGTGTATCTTTTTACCCGGCTGTTGTACATTGTATGCCATCCAGTCGAGCATTATGTTGCGCTCTGTCTCATCAGGGAGGATCAACTCAGCGTGTGCTGTGAATGGATCAATGTCACCCTCTTCAGACTTGGCTCCACAATCTGTCCAGAAATTGAAGTGCTTAAGCTCTCCCCTTTCTATCAATGGTGGTTGACCGGGCAGATAAATAGGATTGTCAACTTTGGGAAAGCCGGGGTGCTTAATCACAGCATCAGCAGCCTTTTCCTTTTTGAAGTCTGGTGCGAACTTATCAGAAAATTGCTCTTTGTCTAGCTCTTGGAATGTCCTTGGGTTGATGAAGCGCTTGGTGCCAATTATATAGAGCCATTCCAGTGGCATCTTGCCCTTGAGGGCTTTTGCACAAAACTGGTTGCACTCGTCATCAGTCATAAATCTTATTTTGTCGCTGTGGCCTCCAACAAGAACATCATCAATGCCCTTTCCATATTCACCATCCCAGTGTTCAATCTTGGTGTCATAGCCCTTCTCTTTTGCTCCCATATATAAGGAGGCAAGCGCCCGCGCAACTTCAAATGGCTGCTTGGCTTGAGGGGTTGATGATGAAAATTCTTTGTCTTTGTCTGAGTCAAATGCCAGATAAACCTCTGTGGCTCCTAGCTGCTCAATGGCATCAAGCGCCCATTGCCACATATTGACACCCGGGATTGATATTGTGTACACATCAGAAGCGGAGCTGGCAATGTCAGCCTTCAATTCACCCTCTGTTATTCGCACTGTTTTGATGGGTCCATCCGGCTTCTTAAATATAGGATAGTGGATGTGCGTCTTTGCTGCTGTGCCACCCGGGTATTTTGTGTTGCCCTCTTTATCTGGCTTTGGGTTGGAGCTTAATTGGGTATATTTTGCTGCGATATTATCTTTATCTGAGCGGATTTTCATGCCAACAATTTGATTATAGAAGTTTCGCACTGGGATTAAAAGACCACTTTGCCCTGCCAATTTAGGCTTCTTGTTGTCCACCCAGAAGCCCGGGACACCAGAAAGATTTGCTTTCTGCTTTTCTAATTGGGCAATGACAGTCTTTCTTCTAGCTGATAATGAGCTGTATCCCCCTTGGACAATTTCTTCATCACTAAATCCTCTTGACTCAAGGCGCTTTTGGTGCTGCTCAACCAAGCCAAGCTGTTTTGACATTTCCTCATAAACTGTTGAAATGCCTACAAATTCCTCATCCATGTCCACTATATTCCTTTATTTGCATTTGTTGACCCCAAGAGAGAGGGGCTTCTGTTGTCTCTTCTTTTAGAGGAAAAGACAAGATTTTATTTGCTCATCACCGTTGTTGCTTTTCTTTTCAAAAAAGGCAATATTGGCACTGATCAAAAAAGAGCTTGCCCTTTGGATATTTTTCAGGCAGGTTCAGATCAAGGAAAGAAATTAACGCAATTAAGGATGTGAAATGCCACAATCAACAGTTTATGTTTCTCAGCGCCCAAAAGCCAACGCCGTTGGCTGGACCCCGGATTTGACACCTGCTCTTAAGTATGGCAAGTGTGAATTCGTATTTGAGCCTGATGAGCAAGTATCATCTGACCCTAACACCATGATGCGTGTTGCGAGGGACAGACTTGATGCATTCAATCCTCACACTGATTATCTCCTTTGGCCTAATACTGGTGACCCGGCTGCAATCTGGGCATGTGTAATGGTGCTGATGGGATATGGCTTCACTGAAATTCGCTTCCTCCTATGGGACCGAATGGTTGGTGAGGATGGCAAGCGCAATGGATCAAAAGGTGAATATGTACCTTTGACCCTTCGCACAGATAGTTAAAGAAAAGAAAGGCTCAACATGAGTACCCCAAATTTTGAAGATGACAGCAAAAGTGCTGCCCCACAAGACCTCAAAGCGATTTCTGATGCAGCTACTAAGATGGACAATCTTGCAACTAAAATCAAGACAGCAAAAGACAGCCTCAAAGAGCTTGAAGGTCAATATTCAGCCATTGAAACAGTTGATCTTCCAGACCTAATGGATGCTGCTGGCATGTCTGAATTCTCCCTAAGTGATGGGACAAAAATCAAGATCATGCCAATCATCAAGGCCGCTCTTCCCACCCTCCTTAATATCAATAAGCAGAGGGATGAAGATAAGCAAGAAGAGATGCGCACCCGCTTTGAGGATGGCATCAAATACCTAACTGATGCTGGCTCTGGTGCAATCATCAAAGATGAAGTGGTCATTGATGTTGGCAAGGGTGGTGGAAACATTGCTGGTGATATCATTGCGCAAGTCTCTGAAACTTATGGCTTGGATGCAGATCACAACAAATCAGTAAACGCACAAACGCTTTCAGCTTGGGTGCGTGAGAAATTGGCTGCTGGTGAGGATGTCCCATTTGACACATTCGCAGTCTACACAGGCCGCAAGGCTAAAATCACAAAAGCACGATAGTGTGCTGGTGAAACGCCAAACAAGGAGATAATTCCCATGGCAACTGAGAAGAAGAATACTAAAACGGCTGTTAAGTCAGCAGAGAAGGGATCAACAGCAGTAGCTACTTCTGCTGTGAACTTTGAAGATGATGCTGGTGCTGGTCAGGAGAATATGGACAAGGATGATTTCACAATCCCTCGCCTCTCTATTCTTCAAACCCTATCACCTCAAGTCAAAAAGAAAGATGATGCCTATATTGATGGCGCTGAAGAAGGCATGGTGCTTGACTCAGTGAGCGGCACTGTCATTGATGGTGAGGTTGGCTTGCTGGTTGTTCCAGTTAGTTATCGCCGCGCATACATTGAGTGGAAGCTCCGTGAAGATGGTGGTGGCTTTGTTGCTGACCATGGTAATGATTCATCTGTCCTCAACGGGACAACAAAAGATGATAAGAACCGGGATTGCACTGGCAAAGGCACCAATATTGTGACCACTTCTGAATACTTTGTGTTCATTATTGATCCAGAAACTGGCGCATTCAGCCCTGCAGTGATCTCAATGTCCAGCACGCAGCTTAAGAAAGCCAAGCGCTGGAATACAATGATCAATCAACTTCGCCTTGAAAAAGCGGATGGCAGTGGGACATTCAACCCTGCTATGTTCTATCGCTCCTATATGATGACCACCACCCCAGAGAGCAATGCTTCTGGTGATTGGTTTGGTTGGAAAATCGCTGGTGCGGATAACAC